GGGTTTCTTTTTGTGTCCACCCCCATTTGACTATGAATGGATTGGGAAAAGAATACTTGTTGCACGGTCAGTGCCTGAACGCGGCGATAAGTCACGCGTCATCACTGTCAGTGATTGGGAAGAGTCAACTTTGTTGAATCTCCCACGCACGGCGCTTTATTTTTATGCGCAAGAGGATGAAGAAATTCCCTCTTTGAATCACCCTGAGGGTGGTTCACGTGGTTTTGCCTTTATTAGTGAGGTGAACAAACAGATTCGTGAATTACACGGACCTGGTCCATATACCCAGGAGAAGTTCTTAGAACTCCGTAATTTGGAACTACTTTCCCTAGACTTGTCTAGGTGCAGTGACTTGATTGTCCCTGCTTTGAGTGAAGCCCTGACTGATGGTTTTATAACCGGTACAGGCCTAAACAGCGAACCACAAATACCCATGTTGTTGGACATTATTAAAATGCCGACTGACATTGAGTATCCCGAAATTGGGAAAGTGGTTGAAGACAAAACGGGCGGACCCTTAATGGGCGACGCACCCACATGGTTTGTGGATTGTGCGTATACGCGTTTTGCAAGCTGGCTAGCAAGATCTTTAGCAAAGTTGGGATTTAATCCGGATTTTATCCAGAATACCCACACTTTAGAAATTGCATGTAACATATGTCGTATGCAGCTTACCCTAGCAGTTTTAAATGCAGGGGCCCCCGATTGGAGGCGAAAGCGATGCGGAGATGACGAGATAGCACTTGATACACCAGAGAATAATTCAATGGTTTGTGCAATTTACCCCTGCTTAGGAGGTAAAATTTCTGAAGGAACAAACTTAGCGAGCACTCGTTTCGGGATATACACCGAAGAGGCAATTCGCAAAGATGATATACTAGAGGTATCTAACATACTTAGTTTTTCCGATATAATCAGAATTAAGAACATCACGATCCCAGATTCCAATAGGGCTCCGGGTCAAAAGATGGTTCCGTCATCATGGACAAGAGGTCGCGCCGTGCAAGCCACAATATTGTGGTATGCGCAAGATTCAGCAGAATATTATATTGCTGGGCGCGTTGCTATACTCCTTAATAGAGAGTTTATTAGCAAAATTCGCGAGATGGGTCTTTACCCATACTTGCCTGCTTCACTGGGAGGATTTTATTATCCTGACATTCACAATTTAATGTGGAAACAATTGTCACTCCAGTATAAAGCAGTCATTGGCTTCTGGAAATTTCCAGGCAATGATTTACCTCTGCCTTCGTCTTATTACGAAAGCGAATCAGTCTCAAATCTTTTCAGCTTAGAACAAGCTGCTTCACCAACATTGGATGAAGATAATGAAATGAGATTGAATGTGTTACTCGCACTGGACTTTGACTATTTAAGTCAAGCCACAGTTCGATTGGCTGCCACCACTAATGATGGATGTCCACTTGGCTTTTTTAAAAAAGTCGATAGTGGTATTCCAATCAAGATCCATAAAGATGGACAGTGGGGGGGAGCTTACGTAAGGTTTCCTTACGCACTCAAAGAGATTAGGACACGCATAAGAATGCGCAACGGCCATAGAGGCCTAGTTCCTGGTATCACTTCGTTGCCCAGTTTACAAAAACAGGCACGAAGATTGAAAAAGTGGATAAAATCCGCATATGAGAGAAATAATCTCTCGATGTCCTACGTTGAACCAACGGACGGACGGAAGTTCATCCAAGATACTATGAAAGTCTTGGAAGATCGTATGCAACTGACATACGTGAACATGGAAACAATTGACCAGTTCCTTCCTCATCGCCTGACACCGATTCCGGTGCAGAGCGACAGGCCGGCGTAATAACGCTAAGTGGCCAGGGTGATTCTATATATCGAACACCCTTAAAAGTCCCTTATTTGGCATATATGTAAAGCCAAAGGGACAGGATTGACGGCAAAAAGGAGTGGTAGGTTTGGTAATAAAACCTCCTACCTCATCC